GGTGAAGGCATGACCCCCGCCATCGACCCCGCCGCTCATCTTTCCCCCGCCGACCGCGCCGACATCGAGATCAGCGAAGGGGGGAGCCGATCCGCGCAGACGCTCGGGTCTTATACACGCGAGGCCAGCCCGACGGGATACCCCCTGGAATCGGTCATCTTCGAATCGCGAATCGCGAATCAAGAAGTGGGGGTACCCTCCCCCTGCGGCCAAGACGCTACCCTGGAAAAATCAGCAGAAATCCCTGGCCCTCGTTCCAATGTGGAACAGTGGCCGATCACCCAGGTGGAGCCGTGACCATCCTCGGCATCGCCATCATCGCTCTTGGCATCGTGGTCCTCGTGACTCCCCTGGACGATGGCATGAGGCCCGCGTGACATCCCAATCCAAGACCCAGAACACCCGAATCCACAAGGAGACCCCCGCCATGCGCCCACTGATCGCCGCCTTCGTCCTTCTTCTCGCCTCGCTGTCGGCCAAGGCGGATACCTTCCAGGCGGCGTCCTTCGCCGGGGTGGTGGTCTCGAGCGCGGCCCCGTCGCAGATGGACGCGACGAAGCTGTACGGTCGGACCACGCTGACGATCTCGGTTCCGGTGGGACGCCCGTCGATCTGGGTGGGGTACTCGTCCTCGGTGTCCTCGCAGACCGCGTCGGCCCTTCTGGGGCGCGAGGTGGTGGCGGGGCAGACCGTGGAACTTGCGGTGAGCGGCGAGGTGTCGGTGTACGCGCTGAATGTGGCGGGTTCCTCGCAGACGGTGAGCGTGAGCCAGTTCTCCCCGGTGATCTCGGGACGGTGATGCTCGAGACCTTCACCGCCTTCTGCATGGCGCACCCCTCCTTCCTGTGGAGCGGGTTGGCCATCCTGTCCTTGATCGCCATCGACGCATGGACGACCAAGTGGCCGTAGACCCCGTCAAGGCCATCAGGGAGCAGATACTCGAGGACCTTGCGTCCTTTGCGAAGGACCCGCTCGGGTTCGTGAAGTACAGCTTCGAGTGGGGCCAGGGCGCGTTGAAGGACTTCCAGGGCCCGGATGTGTGGCAGGAGGAGTTGCTCGGCAAGATCAGGGACGGGATCATCACGCCGAACGGGGCGATTCAGATCGCGGTGGCATCAGGCCACGGCACAGGAAAAAGTGCTTTTATTTCCTGGATAATTTTGTGGGCCCTCGCGACCTGCGATGACGCGAAGGGAGTGGTGACGGCCAACACCGCGACCCAGTTGGCGACGAAGACATGGCCCGAGCTTGGGAAGTGGCACCGCCTGTTCATCGGCAGGGAGTTCTTCGAGTTCACGGCGACCTCCATCTTCTCGACGGACCCGGACCACAGCAAGACTTGGCGCATCGACGCCATCCCGTGGTCGGGCAATAACACCGAGGCGTTCGCGGGACTGCACAACCAGGGGAAGCGTATCGTCCTGCTGTTCGATGAGGCGTCTGCCATCGACGACAAAATCTGGGAGGTCGCGGAAGGTGCGCTGACCGACGAGAACACGGAGATCATCTGGATCGCGTTCGGCAACCCGACGAGGAACACGGGCCGCTTCAAGGACTGCTTCGACCGCCTCAAGCATCGGTGGGTGACGAAGCAGATCGACTCGCGGACGGTGGCCATCACGAACAAGGTCCAACTCCAGAAGATGGTGGACGACTGGGGCGAGGACTCGGATGCCTGTCGGGTCCGTGTGCGCGGCGTGTTCCCGAAGGTGGGAGACCGCCAGTTCATCGGGTCCGACCTCGTCGAGGCCGCTCGAGGCAAGCACCTCCGCAAGGACCAGTACGAGTTCGCCCCGGTCATCATCGCGCTCGACCCCGCGTGGTATGGCGGCGACGAGCTTGACATCGTCTTGCGGCAGGGCTTGATGTCCAAGATTCTGATGTCGCTGACGAAGAACAACGACGACACGCAGATCGCGGGCTTCCTCGCCAACTTCGCCAACGAGTACCACGCGGACGCGGTGTTCATCGACCAGGGCTATGGCACGGGCATCTACAGCGCGGGCAAGCAGATGGGCTACTCGTGGACGCTCGTGAACTTCGGCGCGGGTTCCAACTCGGACGGCTACCTCAACAAGCGGGCGGAGATGTGGGGCCTGATGAAGCAATGGCTCAAGGACGGCGGGGCGATCCCGAATGACCCGCTCCTCTGCTCGGAAATCTGCGCCCCGGAGTACGAGGTGAAGCTGTCGGGCCTGATCAAGCTCGAGAGCAAGGACGACATGAAGAAGCGCGGCCTCGGGTCGCCCAACCGCGCCGACGCCCTCGCCCTAACCTTCGCGTTCCCGGTGCAGAAGAAGACGGGCAACCTCTTTGCCGACGGGCAGTCCGAGCCCGAGTTCGCGAACACGAAGTACGACCTTCTGGCGATGGAGTTGGGGAGCTAATTATGGGTGGAGTCACCAAGTCGGTCCAGACGCTCTTCACCGACCCGTCGAAGTTGAACATCGGCGATGTGGGTCGCACCGCCCTCGCCCTTGGAACGGGTTCTCTGTCCGAGCTTGGCTATGCGGGCAAGCGCGTCGACGACGGAATGAAGTCCGCCGCCCGCCGCCCCGGCGAGATGCTCGACGCTCTCCTTCGCGACCAGAACGCCCAGGCCGACAAGCAGATCGCGGAGTCTCAGCGCATCGGCGCGAAGGCGTCCATCGTCGAACCGATCAACGACCGGAACAAACGCCTCCAGGCCCTCCGTGCGGGGATGATGGCGACCCTCAAGACCTCGAGCGGAGCGGCGGCGTCGAAGCCCTCTCTCGTGTCCCCGACGCTGACGGGGCTTGCGCTCAAGCAGAAGTTGGGAGCCTGACGCCATGGACAATTTCGAATCGCTGATCCCGAAGAACGCCCCGGTGCCTGAGAGGGCGCAGAAGGTTCCCCCTGCGGACAGGAAGAAGTCGGAGTCCCGGTTCGCCGCGCTCAAGCAGGAGGCCCGTCCGTGGCTCTTGGTGTGGAAGGAGTTGGCCGCGCAGATGCGCCCGACTCGCGGGTTCTTCGAGGGTCGCAATCCCAACGACGGGCAGAAGGTCGACCACAAGGTCCTGCTCGACAACACGCCCGTCCGCGCCATCCGCACCTTGGCGGCGGGCTTCACCTCCGGTCTTTCCTCCCCCTCTCGCCCGTGGTTCAAGCTCGGACTCGCTGACCTCGACGCGATGGAGGTCTCCGAGAACCGCGAGTGGCTCGAGACGGCGGGGATGCGGATGGCGGCGGTGTTCGCGGGTTCGAACATCTACGGCGTCCTGCACTCCATCTACGAAGAGATCGCGGTCTTCGGAACTGCCGCCGCCATCGTCGTCTCCGACTTCAAGACGGTCATCCGCGCCCGCCTGTTCACCGCCGGGGAGTATTACCTCGGCACCGACAGCGACGGTCGCGTCAACGCCTTCGCCCGCGAGTACTACATGACGGTGGGGCAGATGGAGGAGATGTTCGGCGCGGACAAGCTGTGCCGCACGACCCGCGCCCTCTTCGACGACAACAAGGTGGACAAGCACATCAAGGTCTTCCACCTCATCGAGAAGAACCCCAACTACAGCGACGAGCGGGCCGACAATCAGAGCATGGCCTACTCCTCGTGCTACTGGGAGCAGGGTTCTGGAGTCGAGAAGGGGTTCCTGCGCGTCTCCGGTTTCAACTCCATGCCCGTCCTCGCGCCCAGGTGGGACACCACGACGAGCGCGTTCACCTACGGGTACGGGCCGGGACACGACGGCCTCGGCGACTGCAAGATGCTCCAGAAGCTCCAGGCCGAGAAGCTGATGGCCTTGGCCCTGATGAACAAGCCGCCGCTCCAGGCCGACGCGACGGTGCAGGGTGTTCCGAACATGATGCCCGGAGGAGTGACGCGCTCGTCCTCCGTCGCCCCAAACACGGGCGTCCGCGCTTCCTATCAGGTTCAGCCCGACCTCTCCAACATGGACGCGACGATCAACCAGTCTCAGCGGGCGATCATCGCCAACTTCTACGCCGATCTCTTCGCGATGCTGATGCAACAGGATCAGCGGGCGATGACGGCGCGTGAGGTCGTCGAGCGGCACTCCGAGCGGCTCCTGCTCCTCGGGCCCGTCCTCGAGCGTCTGGAGTCGGAGCTTCTCGACCCCCTCATCGCCCGCGCCTTCGAAATCATGCTCGAGGCGGGCCTCATCCCCGAGCCGCCCGAGGGACTGCGTGACGCGGACATCAAGATCACCTACATCTCCATCCTCGCTCAGGCGCAGAAGATGGTCGCGCTGACGGGCATCGAACAGGCGGTCGCGTTCACCGCCCATGCCGCCGCCATCGACCCCGAGGCCGCTGACGCCTCGGACATGGTGGAGGCCGTCGAGGCGTACAACGATCTCATCGGGGCCCCGCCGAAGTTCTCCCGCTCGAAGGAGAAACAGGCGGAGCGGAAGGCGGCACGGGCTGAGGCTCAGGCGGCGGCACAGCAACAGGCGGGCATCGCCCAGGCGGCGGAGACGGCTAAGACTCTCGGCGATACGCAGTTGGGCGGCAACTCCGCGCTCGACGCCCTGCTCGGACCCACGGGGCCCAAATGAGCCACGAAGAAGTCCAGAAGAAGATCGAGGAGAAGGCCACCAAGCGGGCGGAGCGCGAGCTTAACGACCTGCGCGAGGTCCTCTCCACCGCCTCGGGTCTGCGGTTCGTCTGGAAGCGCATCGTCGATTCCGGGTTCTTCACCCTGTCCTACACCGGAGTGGCGGCGTCCACCGATTTCAACGAGGGCAAGCGGGCGGAGGGCATTGCGCTCGTCTCCCTCGTTCTGAAAGCCCGTCCCGAGGCGTTCTTGCAGATGATGCGGAACGCGGAGTCCGAGAGGATCAAGGACGAGGCCGAGATGCAAAAGTTCGCAGAGGAGGCGTAGAGAATGGCCGAGGCATCGCTCGTGAATGAAGTCCCGCCCGTCGTGGCGGACCCCGCTGTCGTCGTACCCGCACCCGTCGTCGAGGCTCCCAAGGTGGAGGGCGTTGTTCCGCCTGTCGTCGAGCCCGTCGCCGCTGTCGTGCCTCCGAAGGTGGAGGAGCCGCAGAAGGATTCCGTGAAGACGGGCGCACCCGAGAAGTACGAGAACTTTAAACTGCCCGAGGGATTCGTCGCCGACGCGAAACTGATGGAGTCATTCTCCGCCACCGCGAAGGAACTGGGTCTCTCGCAGGAAGCCGCACAGAGGCTTATCGACTTCAACGCGCTCAACGCGAAAGGACAGAGCGAAGCCGCCGCCGCAGAACACGCCAAGACCGTCGAGGGTTGGAAGTCGGAAGCCAAGACCCTCCTCGGCCCTGCGTACCCTGAGCAGTTGGCTTTCGCGGCCCGAGCGTTGGACAAATTCGGGACTCCTAAGCTTCGGGAACTCCTCGATGTGACGGGCATGGGAAATCACCCCGAGGTGATTCAGATGCTCGTCAATGCCGGGAAGAAGATCAGCGAGGACGCTCTCGCCGATGGGAAGAGCGGCGATCTGGGCGACAAGTCCGCCGCCGAAATCCTCTATCCCAATACGAAGTAAAGGAGAAATACCATGGCTGTGCTTCAACTGAAGTACCCGACCCTGCTCGACATGGCTCGGCGCAAAGACCCGGACGGCAAACCCGCCGTCATCGCGGAAATCCTCAACGAGACGAACGGCATCCTCGACGACATGGTCTTCAAGGAAGCCAACGACGGCCACACCGAGAAGACCACGGTCCGCACGGGACTCCCGTCCGCGACTTGGCGCAAGCTGAACTACGGTGTCGCGAACTCCAAGAGCCAGACCGCGCAGATCAGCGACTCCTGCGGGATGCTCGAGGCGTACGCCGAGATCGACAAGGCCCTCGCCGACATGAACGGCAACACCGCCGAGTTCCGCATGAGCGAGGATCGCTCGTTCCTCGAGTCCATGAACCAGATGATGGCGACCACGCTGTTCTACGGCGACACCGACACCAACCCGGAGCGGTTCAACGGCATCGCTCCTCGCTTCAACCTGTCCACGGCTCCGTCGGGTGCGAACCTGATCGACGCGGGCGGCGACGATGCGGCGGCGAACACGAGCATCTACTTCGCCTCGTGGGGTCCTCTGACGGGCTACGGCATCGTGCCGAAGGGCTCCGTCGCGGGCTTTCAGCATCGCGACCTCGGCGAGCAGACGCTCGAGGACGCGGCGGGCGGCAAGTTCCAGGGCTACCGGACCCATTACAAGTGGGACCTCGGCCTCACGGTTCGGGACTGGAAGCACTGGGGTCGCATCTGCGACATCAAGACTTCCGCTCTGACCAAGTCCGGTTCCACGGGCGCGGACCTCGTCGACCTGATGATCCAGATGGTCGAGCGTCTTCCCGAGGCCAACCTCGGCAAGCGCGTGATCTACGCGAACCAGACCGTGCTGTCCTACCTCCGCCGCCAGATCACGAACAAGAGCAACGTTCGCCTGTCGCTTGAGGAAGTCGCGGGCAAGAAGGTCGTCCACTTCGACGGCATCCCCGTTCGCCGCGTGGACAAGATCGTCAACACCGAAGCCCTCGTCGCCTAATCCCGCAACCTCCAAGGAGATATAGAAAAATGATCATCGACAAAGACTTGCAGATCGCGGATGCCCAGGCCGTCACGGTCTCGGCGGCTTCCGAAAGCCATTTGGACCTCGGAGTCAAGGGCGATGCCCTCGGCCACGAGTTGTACTTCGTCGCTCTCGTGGACACCGCGTTCACGGCGGCGGGCGAGGCGACCCTCGTCGTCGCGTTGGAGTGCGACGAGGACTCGGCGTTCGGTTCCGTCAAGACCCTCGTGGCGACCTCGGCCATTCCGGTCGCCTCTCTCGTCGCGGGCTACAAGGCCCTCGTCGTGAAGGTCCCGCTCGGGTGCGAACGCTATGTTCGCGGCTACTTCACCGTGGCGACGGGCCCGATGACGGCGGGCAAGATCGACGGCTTCTTCGTCACGGGCATCGACCACAAGATCGCCTAAGCCGTAGCTGACTGAGGGAGGGCGGGTCAGAAATGGCCCGCTCTCCCGAGGTCTTCCTCAACCAATTTTAGTCGGAGGCAAGATGGCGAAGAAGACGGAGCAGGAGCGCGAGGAGGCGGAGGCGAAGGCGTTTGCCGATCGCGCCGTCCGCGTCTCGGAGCATTACGACGAGTACATCGTCATCGCCAGTATGGGCGACCTGTTCCTCTGGAAGGCGTCATCTCACCCGTTCGCAATCCGTGGCCTGTCTTCGGTGGTGAACTCCATCGCCGAGACGATGATCGCCAAGGACGAAGCCCTCACCGCGAAGTACGAAGCGTTGGCCGACTCACCGGAGAAAAACGATGGCATCGAAGATTGAGATCGTCAACCTTGCCTTAACGCACCTCGGAGTCAAGGTTCTGTCTTCGCTGACGGAGACGAGCGAGGGAGCCCGTCGCGTGGCCGTGGTCTATGACTTCGCCCTCGACGAGGCCCTCCGCGCCCGCGACTGGACCTTCGCCACCAAGTTCTCCACGCTCGTCGAGCTTGACGAGGACGCCATCGAGTGGACCTACTGCTACACGCGCCCGAACAACTGCGTGAGGGTCCGCCGCATCCTCAACGCCGTCACCGATCCCAAGGCTCCCCCGGCCAAGTTCCGCGAGATGATGAGCCCGGACACGAGCGTCCGCTCCATCGTCACCGACATCGAGGGTGCCATCGCCGAGATCACCTACCGCGTCACGGACACCACGCAGTACGACGCCTCCTTCAACATGGCCTTCTCGTACCGCCTCGCCGCCGAACTCGCCAAGACGCTGACCGGGGACGCGAACCTGGGCATCACGATGATGAACATTTTCGAGCGTCTCAACGCCGAGGCGGGCCGACTCAACGCCGGGGGAGATCAGCCGAACGAGGTCTCAACTTCTCCGTTCTTGGATGCCAGATAATATGCCCCCCTCTCAGCCGATTCTTCCGAGTTTTGCCTCTGGAGTTTTATCTCCGTCCCTGCACTCGCGCACGGACCTCCAGAAGTACGGCACGGGGCTGATGACGGGCAAGAACTTCTTCATCCACCCTCACGGCGGGGCGAGCAACAGGCAGGGGACCGAGTACCTCGCCACGGTCAAGACGCCCGCGAAGAAGACGCGCATCGTCCCGTTCGTGTTCTCATCCGACCAGAGCTACGTCATCGAGTTCGGCGAGGGCTACTGCCGCTTCTTCAAGGACGGCGCGGCTATCGCGAAGACCACGCCCGCCGACTGGGCCACCGCCACCGCTTACTCCGTCGGGGATTATGTCACGCAGACCGCCGTGTCCTACAGATGCGTGACCGCCCACACGAGCGGAACCTTCGCCACCGACCTCGCGGCGGTCAAGTGGGTCGCGCAGACCATCTACGAAATCTCGACCGCCTTCGTTGAGGCCGACCTCGTTGACCTCAAGTTCACGCAGTCAGCCGATGTCCTCTACATCGTCCACCCCGACTACCTGCCGCAGGAGTTGGCGCGATACGACCACGACGACTGGCGTCTGACGGAGTACCC